CCAATGTCAATGTTGAATGATGCTTTCATTGTCTCAAGTGTTTTACCAGAGTACGATGTATGGAATACCACGCCAATTTGTGCAGCAAGCATTGTTTGTGCCAACTTTGATTTTGTTGGGACTGCATATACGATTGTATTTGGTTGAAAGATGATATAATCTTCTCCATCGATTGTCTCATGTTTGATATCTCCCTTAGAGAACATCATATCACCCTGCAAAACACCTTTGATACCTAACTTAGGTAAAAATGCTAATGCAAGTTTTAGTTTTTGATTGAGTCCTTCACCCGGATGATTCTCGTCAATATCATCATCAGTATAATTCAATTTTGCATTTTTTGCAAACACTGATTTAGTGCCAACAAAAAACTTACCGTTTTCTGGATTTGTACCTGCAAATATAGCTGGTGCACCATCCCATTTTGTAGTCACATTCATTTTTGTGCCTGTGTGACCTGCAAGCATATTGCGTAAAGAACGTAGAAAATCTATTGCTTCACGTGCACCAGTAACTCCATTGTTTAGTACATTATCTTCAAGATGTTCTAGATGAACATTCTTGCCTTCTTTACTCTCTTTTAGATATTCCATGAATTTCATTTTATGATATTTTTATGAATGGTCCGAAAGTATCGTAACCCCTTATGTTTTTCTTTTGTGCTAAAAATGACATATCAGTTATCAAAGAACGCATTTTCTTTTCATCTATAGAAAGAAGAAAATGTAAAAATTCAAATCCCATCAGTTTACATGTAGCATTTGTGGCAAAAGTTCCACCTTTGTTAAATGCATCAGCAACATTTATAACAAAATCTGGATAATCTACACCAATATCTTTAACATTGTTTTTCACTTTAGTAAACATTGTTTTGTATTTTTTACCTTTTTCCAAATTATCCATAAACTCTTTTGTCGTTCTTGGATATTTGTTATAATCATTTACAAAAGCTCCACGTTGAATTTTATTGACTAATGCTTCAACAAGTTCAACCGGAACTTTACCACCCCTTGCTGCACCCTTCCCTTTAATTGTCAATTCAAATTTTAAATTACTACCTTTAGTGCTTTCTGAAGAGTTTGCTTTAATTTGAAAGTTGTATCCATCACCACTATTTAAATCTTCTGCCAATACTCTAACATCTTGTGTGAAAGTTCCTTTTGATGTTGCTAGTTTTGATATAGCAAAATTACAAACAAAATCTTCTTTAGGATCAACTTTAAAAGAATCAGCCATCGTATCTATTAAGAATTTATTCTCTTCAACCTTTTCTTTTACTTTATCAAAGTTGACTTCTTCTATATGTGCTCCACTGTCAGTTAATTTCAATGATATACCAACAACTTTTGGATTTGTTCCTGTTAATAAATCAATTAACAAAGAATTTAATTTCAAAACACCCGCTCTAATATAATTATCAAGTTTATCATCTTTGAATTTTGATGCGGCTACTTTATAATCATCAACATTTTTTAAACCATCTTCAATAAATTTTTCTATCTGTTGTTGAGTTCCTTTGATAGCCCAAACGTCTGCTGGATTCCACGTATCTTTTTTGGATATGTTGAATTTCACATTGATTAATTTACTTATGTAATCCATGAAGCCACCATCTCGTTCAAATCTTTGAAATGTGGAATTTGAATATTTCTTTAATAAAACTTTTTGACTGAAATAAAATGAATTTAACCAATCGATATAAGGAAAATCTCCGCCGTTTCTAATTTCAAAAATTTCTTTTAATTTAGGCAATTCATCTTTAAATGTTTCCAATAGCACATCTTCTGGCAAAACTTTTTTTGTCAAGACAACTTTATTGACTTTTAATTTTGTCATGGCATCATTCAATTTTTTATCGAAATCAACATTTTCAACCAATGACCTTTCAAAAATATAAGCAGCACCTCTTTCTTGCCAAGCAGTTTTTGCTGTTGGAACTTTACCAGCACCTTTAGATTCTTTATATAAGATAGTTAAAGGTTTTAACTGAGGAAAGTATTTTTTAAAATCTACTATAGTTGCTTGAAATGAAGAACCCGCAACAGCCTTAGATTCAAAATCTACTTTTTCTTTTTTAAGTGTGGCTTCAAAATCAGTTCTGAATTCTAATCTTTTGTTGACTTTAAGTATAACCTTAGTTTGAGATTCGAACTTAAATTCTGGAGTTTGAGCAGACAATTTACTATTATCATTGATAACATCAATGATTAACTCTTGGTATATTGATTTTAATTGTTGTGGTGTCATAGTTTTTTCCCAATTTACTTATTTATCTTATCTAAGAAATGCCTCTAAACTGCTCTTTTTATTGAACTCATAGTCGGAATTTCCTTTACGGAATGTCCATACAGGTTCAATAAACACACCTTCCAGTTCCTCAGAATTTGGTCTGGCCATCATACGCATACCAATTTTACCAACATAATTAGAGTCTGGTAGTGCGGCAAAATGTTCTACCATGTCATCACATAGGTTCAATCTTACACCATTCTTTGCTCTTGGTTCGATAATATTAATCATCATGAATCCATTTTGTCTAATTGTGGGCCATACCATCTCTGTCACTTTGAAGAAGAAATCGTATTTCCATCGGTCGAATGAATTATATCTTGACCATGACTGTTCCGATACTGCTTCTGTGTCTGAGGCATATTTCTCAGTTTCAAAGTATGGTGGTGAAGTAAAGTACAAATCAAATGTGTCGTTGTATAAAGACCAATTCACATCTTCTGATGGTTTACGCCATATTTTGACTATCTTTTTACCATGACATTCAAAATAATTTTCCTGTTCGATTATCTCAGGGGTACCACCTAGAATCTTTTCATATTCCACACATTGTTTCTTATAAACTTTAAACACATCTGGATTTGGGTCGCAACCAACATATAGTTTAGTATTTGGTGTACCATAGAAGCCTGCAAGTCTGTCACCCCAGCCACATGATGTGTCAAGAATATTTTCGGCACGATGACGTTCATACAATGCTTTAGCAACTGATGGTTTGAATTGTGTTGCAGTGTATGTGCCTAATCTGAACCCTGTACGAAATGCAGCATCATCAATACCACTATCTTCCATGACACCAGCCCTCCAAAAGTGCCAATTCATCTTTGCTAATTTACTTTCATTATACCATATTTCCATCGGTGAGTCAACTGAATTTGACCCACACTTCATACGGTTTTCTTGTTGATAGTAATCTGATATGTCATTATAATAATGAGTCTTGTCAATCACACCCAATGGTTTGTCAGCATATTTGTATTTGTAATCATATCTTTCTAACACAACATCAAAATCTTTATACAACTTGTCCATTGATGTATTATAGAAATCATAAAACAATTCACGCATGTCTTGTTTATCAATAATTTTCAATGGAAACTTTGTACCTGCTTTCGTGATGAAACAGGCTAATGAATCTCTGATATCATCTTTTTCATATTTACTGATAAGGTCATTCCATTCCTCTTTTGTTAGAGTAGGAATTTTTCTTTCATTTTGATGTTCTGCAAAGATGTTTACAATCTCACTCAGAATCATACTTTGAAACCTCCAAACTTATCATTAGAACGTCTTTCACGTTCACCAAACGTGTTCAATGGTTTGTCATCAACTTGACCAGAATCCACCAAATCTTCCTGTGCTGCCTGTTCAACATCATACAGTTTCATTTTGGCTCTGTCAATACCAACGACAAATCTTTTGAAATAGTTAGGATCATTGTAACGATTCTTTAGTTGCTTAATTAGTATCTGATTCAATTGTTGCAACTCTTCGGTACTTATCAAAGCAAACATAAAATCTGCTGTTGCTGGTAGCCCGAACGACTCAGAAGTATCTTCCAGACCGGGATCCGAACTTGTGAAGCCACTTCTGGTAGTCTGTGTAGCAGAAACTATCGGAACTTCGAACTCGACCGCTAGACCCCTTAATTCCTCTGCAATCGCCTTAATATAAGAATAACTATTTACGTTAGCGCCAGGCTTGATTCTAGCACTTGCACAAATGTTAAGATAGTCAATAAAGATGATGTCAGGTTTGAAACTTTTCTTTAGTTGCAATTCATTTAACAGTGCTCGAAAGTGTAGTGCAGATGCGGCGGCAGTTGGATATTCTTTGATGATTAGTTTGCCATGTGTGTTGACTTTCAGTGCAGAGAACTTTCTATCATAATCTTGTTTGCTGATAGAGTTCAGGTCAGCAATATCAATGTTCAATAGATTGGCATCGATTCGTTCAGCAATTCGTTCTTCTGCCATTTCCATCGTGATGTATAACACATTCAGACCTTGTGACAAACAAGAACCAGCAACATGACACATGAACAATGATTTACCAACACCAGTACCAGCAAGTGCAATGTTCAAAGTTTTCTTTGGTAGACCACCTTTGGTAATCTTGTTGAACAAATCAAGGTCAAATGGAATTTTTGTCTCATGACGATGATAGAAGTCATATCGACTGTCAGAATCATCGATATAATCGTGACCAACAGAGTTGTCGAATGACACACCCAAAGCATCACTCAACATCTTTGGTATGGCGCCTTTACCATCTTTGTTTTCTTTGTCATCAAGAATCTTGACAGACTTCATGATGGCATTATAGATTGCTTTGTCTTGACAGAACTTTTCAGTTTGTTTGATTAGCCAGTCTATATCACTAGGTTCATCTTTATCTGCATTGATTTGACGAACAAGGTCAACAGATTCTCTGACTTGTTCTTCTGTCAGCTTACGTGATTCTGTAAAATTAATTACAAGTGATTCATAGGTAGGAAGATGTTTGAATTGATTAATGTGGTCATTGATTTCATTAAACAGAATTTTGTCTGTAGTATCGGAAAAATATTCAGTCTTTAGAAATGGAATAATTTTACGTGCAAAGTCCTCATTGAATATCAAGTTCTTCAGAATAGTTGTTTCGAGTCTTTTCATTATCAGTTTCCATGAGTATTAGAGTTAGTATGTCACCTATCATTGTATGAAATTCTTCGTCAGTTTGCAACTCATGAAGGGTGAAATCACCTGTGTTAATGAGAGTATAATCAAATACCATTCTAGCTACTTCACCCTCTTCAACAATTTTTGCTTGTCCATAATGATACAAGACACCAGCATACTTACCTCTGAGTATGCCGATGCCTGTTATCTTGTCATCATCAGATTGAATAAGTTGGAAATCTTCGTCAACTTGATACTTCATCTGTTTCTTCTTCCAGAACGTTATCTTGTCCCATAATGCTGCTATAAGTGATTTCATATTTCTTCCTTACAAACTCTTTGAATCGTTCATCAGCAAGAATGTCTTTCCAGAATTCTTCTGTCTGTGTATCTGCAAATCGTTTTTTCTCAAGCACTTCACCCGTTTCTTGATCTACTTTGGCATACCAACCATTACTTGGCTTAGTGACGAAATTGCCTTCGAGTGCAATATCCAATAAACCAGACCACTTGTTAATACCACCGTCAAAGGATACAGTAACAGGTATTTTGGATTTTTCTCTGACATATCTACTTTTCTCTACATTGATGATGAAATTGTAACCGACAATCTCTGTACCATCTTTGTCTTGTTGACGACCAAGAATCCAGATTGTGTCTGCTGAATAGTATGAGCCTGTGCCACCACCAACGATATCTTTCGGGAACATACCAATTTCTTTGTATGTGTGATTAACAACAACCATAGGAATATCTTTGATAGTCAAATGTGGAGTCACCATACGGAACAAAGACTTCATCTGTTTTGCTCGGCTCATGTCAGCAACAGATTTACCTTCAATTGAATCTTCAACTTCTTTCTTTGATGCAAGATTACCAATAGAATCAAGGACAATGATAACTTTGTCTGTTTTTTCAATGTTCTGCAACTGATTCATGATATCATGTTTCAACTGCTCAACATCAGTGATAGGTGTATGTAGAACACGTTCAGTATCAATACCAAACGCATCAAAGTATGATTGTGGTGTGCCGAACTCTGAGTCGTAAAACAGAACAACAGCATCATCATACTTGTTCATATATGATTTTGCCATGAGCAAAGCAAATGCTGTCTTGAAGTGCTTTGAAGGACCAGCAAACATTGTCAGGCCAGGTGTCAAACCACCATCAAGATTACCTGATAGTGCCACATTCACAATAGGCACATCAGTTTGTATCATATCTTTTTCTGTAAAAAATTTCGATTTAGAAAGCACCGATGTTTCTTTGATTGTCGATGCCTTCTTTAGTTTATCAAGTATTGACATGTGTTTCCTCATTGTTCTTAAAAAAATATTCCAGTGGAGATAAGTATTCTTTTTTCAATAGTATAGCACAAAATTCTTCAAAAGTCACTATGTGCATTTTAAAACCCTTAGTTCTACAAATTTCATTGCAGTGTTCGATAACCAAATTGTTAGGTATATGTTCTCCTCTAATTATATAAACGTCAGAGTACCCGTATTTTTTGTGGTATTTCCATATTTTATGGGGTATCTTTTCGTCTACGCTACCTTCAACATTTTGATTGGTACAATCGGCATAAATTGTTTCCTTTCCATTACCGATTATAAAATCTATTTCTGGACTTCTTGGTCTTTGTTGCACATAAGCAAAATCATTTTCTATCAAGAACTGCTTTAGTTTTTTTTCAAGTTCTTGACCACTTTTGTTTGCTTTTGAGGCATCAGTCAATTTGGGTTCTTTCATTATAAACTCTCTACAAAGAATTTTTCAAGTGTTGATTGATTTGATTTTTTATGCTCTTCTATGTTTTTTAAATTATAAATTGCTTCTTTGAAAGAAAAATCTGGTTGTTCAACCAAGAACTTATTCTTGCTATCAGTCGAATCTCTCCATTCAAGGTCTTTTTCTTTGGGGTAATTAAGAGTCCAATTCAAAGTAGAATTTTCTTTCATTATTTTTTTGGCTCGTTTGTTTAGTGGGTAAATGTATCTAAACATATATCCCTCTATCTTTCGAATTTTTTTCATTTTCATAAAATCTGAAGTCAACCAAAAAATTTTTGATTTACCCGAAAACTTAGCATTCTCTTTGCATAATTCTTTAGTTGACCTTGGATGAAGTTTTTCACCATTTTCCATCATATAAACACTCGTCCAATATTTTTCACCAAAATAAAAATTAGATGCTTGATAAACATAACCACATTTACCCATTATACCATCTGCCATCGTATAAAGAAATAAACAACTTGTATGTTTTTTCATCCACTTTATAGTTGCTGAAATCATTTGTGATTCGGAATTGCGTGGCATATCTTCATGCATACACATTTTACCAATTTCAAAATAATCTTTAGACTCTAAGCCTGGAAACATCTTATTGATAGTTTGTTTTGGTTGTGTACCCCAACCCAAAGTTAAAACACCTTTTAGTTCATCATCAACAAAAAAACCCAAGTAATGCTTTGTCAGTGAAGGCATAACTGGAGAGTAATGGAATTTTTGAACAAATTCCACAGCATCATATTTCGATATAGGAGTGACTTGAAAATTATACTTCATCTATGTTTTTAATATCTGCTATTTTGTCTTTTGGTATCACTTCATGTTTATCATCTACAAAGAATGATTCTAACGTGCGTGTTGGTGGTGTGTCAAGCTTTTTCTTCTTTACTACCTTTTTGATTGGTTCTGGTTCATCTTTCTCTTCTTTGATTCTGCGGTACGTTTGATTTGCTGCAATCAGCAACAATACTGCAAGTGGGTCAAATACCACAATGATAACAAAGATTACCAAACGAACTGCTTTATCAATCAAGTCTCTATCTTGTGTGCCGTATACAACTTCAGCAACATATTTTATAGGCCCCAAATCCGATTCAGCCTTCTTAACTTCCAATGATAAAGGGAGTTTCTCTTCCGTGAGCAACTGTATCTCTTTTTGAAACCTCTTAGTCTCAGCAATGATTCTCTCACGGTCTTTCTGTTGGGCTTTACGTATTTGATTCGCCTTTTCAGCCCCTTTCTCATCTTTCGACCTGCCCATAACTTGATCGACAGCCTCATCATACTGTTCAAGGTTTTTGTTGTTCCTGTCAATCTGAGATTGAATAACTTTGATCTTTTCCTCATAGATTTCTACCTTTGCTGCTTGTGGTGCTATTGTACTTGAATGTTCAATATGTGCCTTTGAAAGATAACCAAAGATACCCATTGAAGTGATACCCATCAACAATACCACAGCAATGAGAAAGTAAAGTTTGAGTGCAGAAAATGTTGTTTTCCAATGATTGTACACCCATGATACAGTTACCAGTTTTGCTGCTTCAAGTACAGAACCCATAATGATAATAGGCCAGTATGAACCTGGAAATATCTGTGCAAGACCAATGACCGAGTAATATGCAGCAATACCCGATAAAGCAATAGCAGTCAAAAATGGTAGTATTACATGTATCATGTGAAGAATGCTTCAAGTGTATATTGTTTTTCTGTTTGCCAGCCAATACAAGTCAAAATAATTTGAATTGGGTCAATAAAAGTTTTCTCAAACTGTGTTTCATAATCAATGAAAGGCTGCAAGTCAAACTCTTTAGGCAGTCGTGTTGGAAATGAAATGACCGTATCTTTGAATGGATTGGGTGTTTTTAGATAAGTGAATTTCAACTTTTCACCTTCTTGTATCAAAGGATACTTATTCATCAAATTGTTCTGCTTCAGGTAATGATTATACAGTATAGCACCCTTGACATGTATTGGTGTGCCTTTCTTGTATATTGTAGCAGAATCCGTGTACTCTTTCAAGCCATTGCAACCACGTGGAAAAGAAATATCTTCTACTGGCAACTTTCTGAATTCTTCTCTGAACTTGGCAATAAACTGTTGCACCGTTTCTTCATCAGTGTTCACAATCAAATCAACCAGTTCATACATCTTGTCACGAACGGCAGTTGGTGTTGACGACTTAACCATTTCAAGACCCATGACCTTGATTTTTGGTTTGGCATACTGAACACCTTCATTGTTATACACATTCAGAATGTATCGTTTCTTTGCCGTCCAGATACCTTTATCAGACAAGCCTTCACGCTTCATTTGCATTTTCTGGTCGAACGCATGAACATATTCAGCAAGTTCCTGATAACTCTTATCGATATATGGTTGAATCTTCTCTTCACAGATTTTGTCCATGAAGGCGATAACTTTCTCAGTTGATGGTTTTTTTTCATACACAGAATCAACCAGCGGACCAAGATTAAGATAGATAGAATCTGTATCCGAAGCAATAACATAGTCTTTCTCAGTTTTCAATAGTTTATTCAAATATTCGTTGAGTTTGTTTTCAATCCAACGAATAGACAATTGACCTGCCTGTGTAACAGCAAGTGCTTGGCGCAAATCATAAAACCTGAAATACTGAGAACCCATTGCACCGTAGGCTGAGTTAAGTGAGACTTTCTTTGCAAGTTGTAGATTGTTATATCTTGCAATCAGTTTTTCAATTTCCTTCTTCTTTGTTTTGTCCTTCTCATTTTCGTATGCTTGTTGTTCTTTCAACATCAACTTCTTGAACTTCTTACGATCTTCATACATCTCAATCATCATCGCAGGCAAGAAGCCTTCTTTGTCTGTACGAAAGAATTGACCGTTTGGTGTAATGGTTGCACCCTTCAATACGCTGGTATCAAGTTTCTTTTGTAGTAGATTTTCAACAGATGCATCAGAAGCAAGTCTACGCATTTCATCTGTATAATCATGATTGTCAATCAAAGTCTCTGGTGAGATATTGTATTGCATAATCAAATGTGGATACAGACTGTTCAAGTCAAACGACGCAACCCAATTGTGTAAACCAATTTGTGGTTCTTTGACATATGCGCCTTCAAATGCGGCATCTTTGTTTGCAATACGGCGTGGTGGAACAACAATCTTTTTATCCAACAGATAATTGTAGATTAGTGCATCCCACATTCTTGTTTGTGCAAACACATCATCATAGTTACACTTGGTGTCGTATGCCAGAGTCAGCGCAAGTTCAATCAACTTCAACTTATCTTCAAGTTCAAGAACAAGTCTTACATCTTTGATGTTATAGTCAATGAACCTTTGATAGTCAAGTTTGTACAATTGATGAAGGCTATCATACTCATCATAAGATAATTTGCTTTTACCAAGTTCCACACTTGCAATAGTATCAAGTCTGTAGTTTTCTACATTCTTTCCACCCGGCGCATACCACTGATACAGTTCAAGATAATCAAGCGCAGATACACCAACAATATCATAGACAATCTGTTGTTTACCTTTGAACATTGTATTGCGTTGTGAGATGATAGACCAAGGTGAAAGTTTCTTTACGTCATCCTCTCCAAGTATGCGGGTAAAACGGTTGATAAGATAAGGAACATCAAAGAACTTGATATTCCAACCAGTAATAACGTCAGGATGATTGCTTGACCAATCAGCAAGGAAGCGTTCACACAAATCAACTTCATCTTTACATAAGACATAATTCACATTTTCATCTTTGTTTACATAATCACCACAACCATATACTGTAGTACCACCATT